CGCATCTGCGACGTCGCCGGCAACGTGTATTCGTGGATCTTCGACGACGTGCAGGGCGACGAGCAGGGCCTGGTGGCCAAGCGCTTCGATGCCTCATCGCCATCGCTGACCACCCCACCGCACCCGAGCATGGAAAAGGGCGTGGGCTGGTACCCCAACGCCGGCAGCGATTGGTCCGGCTATGCGCTCGTCCGGGGCGGCTGCTGGGGCTCGGGGGCCCGTGCCGGCGCGTTCCATCTCGGCGGCGACTGGCCCGGCTACCGCCACGACTACGTCGGCTTCCGCTGCACCACCCAACCCGGTCTCTGATCCCTGGTCCCCGGTCGCCGCTTGCGGTGACCGGCATAGGAGGACGTCATGACGCGCCACAGCCCACTGCAGCAACTCAAGGAAGCCAAGCAGATCGCCAAGGACCACGGCCTCAAGGTGGTCGAGTGTCCGGTAAAGCCTGGCAAAACAGACTACGTCGTCTATCGCGAGCTGCCCGATGGGCGTGATACGCGCCTCGGTAAGCGAGCCAGCCCTCAAGGCCTGCGCAAGTACGTCGCCGACCTCACCAATTTTCACTGACCAGGAGGCGCCATGCCGCCCGTAACAGGATCACCCAACACCACCCTCTCCGCTGTCGTCGCGCAGGAAACCACCAAGGCCCTGCGCGCTGGCATGACGCTGGAGACGGTCATCGCCACCCTGATCTGGCATGTCGAGACGCTGCAGATCTCGCTGCCGATCGTCAATGCCGTCAGGGACGGAAAGCAGAGCGGATCATGAACCTGCCCGCACTCGACGCCATCGACAACACACGGCTGATCGACATCGCCCGCGAGGCGCATGCGCAGCACCAGAAGCTCTACCTCGACCGCGACGGCAACCTGGTCACCGCGCTGCAGCCGCAACCGGGCTGGGTCCGCATCGCTGTCAAGGTCAAGTCGCCGACGCGAGCCGCCGTGGAGCCCATCCCATGCGCCGCCTGATGCTCGCTCTCAAGGGCTACACCCAGCTCAACCGCACCTGGCACTGCGCCTGGGTGCTCGCCAAACGCTAAACCACTCAAGGGGAAATCCATGTCCGATCAATTCGTCACCATTCCCGAAACCACTCTGCCCGGCGGCCTCGTCGTGCCGGCCTTCCGCGTCGGTCGATACGTCTGCACAAAAGACAAAACCGGCAAGGCCGCCGTCACCGCCGAAGGTACGCCCTGGGTGAATGTCAGCTTTACCGAAGCCAAGGCCGCCTGCCATCGCGCCGGCTACGCCTTGATCACCGAAAGCCAGGCGCTGGCGCTGGCCTATCACATCGCCGCGCAGGATGCCAACTGGACCGGCAGCAAGGTCGGCAAGGGCAAGCTCTACCAGGGCCTGCGCAAATGGACCGTGCGCAGCGCCCAGCCCGGCACCTTCAAGCCGACCGATCCGGACGAGCAGCGCCAGTTCTTCGTCACCGGCAAGGACAGCATCTTTGATGCCGCCGGCAACGTGTTCACGTGGGTCTTCGACGACGTTCAGGGCGACAAGAACGGATTGATCGCCAAGGCCTTCGCCAAGGATTCACCCAGCCTGGTGATTCCCTATCCAGCCGAGGACAAAGGGCAGGGCTGGCTGCCACAAGCCGGCAGCGACTGGTCCGGCGGTGCGCTCATCCGGGGCGGCTGCTGGGACTCGGGGGCCAATGCCGGCGCGTTCTATCTCGGCAGCGGCTGGCCCGGCTACCGCGTCGGCGACGTCGGCTTCCGCTGCACCACCCAACCCGGTCTCTGATCCCTGGTCTCGGGTCGCCGCGTCAGCGGTGACCTCACCCACCCTATGAGCGCACAGATCCCCACCACCGACGAAACCACCCAGCTCGCGATCCGCAGCTATCGCGGCATCGAGCTGGGGCTCGGCCAGGCCGACCCGGGCGCCGCCATCGCGGCCAAGCTCGAGGCGCAGCACCCCGGCCACCTGGTGCTGGTGCAGGCCGGCAAGTTCCTCCACGGCTACGACCGCACGGCCTACGCGCTGGCCACGCTCAAGGGCTACAAGCTCAAGCTGGTCGGCACCAGTGAGGCGCCGCACATCCGCGTCGGTTTTCCGGCCGGAAACTTCAAGCGTCGGCTGTGGTCGATGGTCGCCGACTTCGGCATTCCCTATTCGGTCGCGCTCGGCACTCAGGCCAGCGGCCACACCGTCTATGTCTCGACGCAACCCACCGGAAACAGTCAGGTGCTCGACGGTGTATCCGACCAGGTGCTGCAGGAGGTCATCGAGGATCTGCGCCAGCGCAACGAGGTCAACAAGCTGGCGGCGCGCGAGCTGCTCACGCACCCCGACACAGCCTGCTTCCAGCTCAAGGCCAAGACGCAGGAACTCGACACACAGATCCTGCAGGACATCGTCAAGATGCCGCGCGAGTGGCGCACCACCTATGGCGAGGTCCTGCGCCAGTGCCTGGCGCGCATCGTGCGGGGCGTCATGGCCTACGGGCTGGAAGAGAACAAGCCGGCCTTGCTGCGCGAGATCTCCACCGACATCGATTGCCTCAAGCACTACCTGGCTCAGGCCCCGCAGCTAAACCGGATCAAGCTCGCCTTCGAGCATCGCGCCGGTTTAGCTGTCGAGCTTGGCCGCCTGGTCGGCGGGCTCATCCGCTCGCAGCGAGGCGCGCCATGACGACTAAGCGGGATGCTCTGGAAGGTCCGGCAATGCGCTCATCCGGGGCGGCTACTGGAACTCGGAGGCCAATGCCGGCGCGTTCAATCTCAACAACGACTGGCCCGACAACCGCAACGACAACGTCGGCTTCCGCTGACCCAGGGACACAGCACCCAGGCGCCGGCATGCCCGGCGAAGGGACACTTCTTGGTCGAGCATCGCGCGGAGAGCCCTCTCCGAAAGCACGGCACCATGCCCCACCGGAAACCACGGCGGGGCCTACGGGTGCCGCCGTGGAATGCGGCAATATTCATTGGCGCTGCTTCCATTGTGACGAGACCTTCACGGACTGGATTCAGGCCAGAAATCATTTCGGCTACAGCCCAGCAGACGGTGCCCCAGCCTGTAGGACAACAAGGGCGTTTGATGCCGAGATTTACCACCTGAAGAAGCGGCTCGAACTGTACCAAGAAGAAGACACCGAGCTACACCGGGAGATTCACCGGCTGAACTGCGAACACACGAAAGCGCTGATACGGGCTGAGGAAGAAGGCTATGCGCGCGGCTTACGCGACGCGATCGCGGATGGCTTGACAGGGTCCGGTGCATGAGCACCTTCCACACCCTCACCGCCCTCGACAACCTCTTCGCCTGCTGGCGTCACGCCAAGCAGGCGAAGAGCCACAGCCTGCGCGTGCAGCGCTTCGCCGCCGACCCGCTGCACTACCTCAGCCTGATCCAGCAGCGCCTGCGCAATCGGGCCTACCGCTTCGGCCCTTACCGCAGCTTCACCGTCCGCGAGAAGAAATTCCGCCAGGTGATCGACGCGCCGATGAAGGATCGCGTGGTGCACTGGATGCTCTACGACCACCTGCTGCCGATCTGGCAGCCGCGCCTCATCCTCGATACCTACGGCAACCTGCCCGGCCGCGGCACCCATGCCGCCATCCAGCGCTTGGCCGACTTCGCACGGCGGCCGGCCAACACCTGGGCGCTGCAGCTCGACATCAGCAAATACTTTCACTCGGTGCCGCACGAGCTGCTCAAGGCCAGCGTGCTGCGCTACGTCGGCGACGAGGATCTGCGCCGGCTGATCGGCGCCCTGGTCGATTCCTACCGCACCGACAGCCGCTACGACGATCTGTTCGCACCCAACAGCGCCTACCGGCAGACGCCCGCCAAAGGCATGCCGATCGGCAACCTCACCAGTCAGCTCTTCGCCAACATCTACCTCTCCGACTTCGATCACTGGATGAAGGAAGGCCCGCGCGTGCGGCACTACATCCGCTATGTCGACGACCTGGTCATTCTCGGCCGCAGTGCCGACGAGCTGCGCGCGATCGGCGCCCGGATCGTCGAGCGCATGGATGCCCTCGGGCTGACCATTCACCCGCACAAGGTGCGCCTGGCGCCCGTGCGCGCCGGTATCCCCTTCCTCGGCTATGTCGTCTGGCCGCAGCACCTCTCCGCCGGCCAGTACCTGCGCCGGCGTTACCACCATCGCCTGCGCGACCACGAACGCCATGGCCGCGATCGCACCGAGGCGCTGCGCTCGTACCGCGCCGCGCTGGCTCACACCGGAGCGACGCGATGAACGCCCCCGAACAGATCCTGCGCATCGGCGATGCCGGCAGCAAGTTCAAGCACTGGACCACCACCGAGGATGCGATCTTTCGCGAGATTTACCCGCAACAGGGGCCGCAAGCCGTCGCCCAGCGGCTGCCGAATCGCACGCTGGCATCCATTTACAGCCGCGCCGCGTCGATGGGCCTCAAGGCACCGGCCGTGTCACGACGCTGGGCGCCGGGAAAAGCGAAATGGCGCACCACCGACGCAATCGACGCCGAGATTCGCCGCACCTACCAGGCACCGATCGGCAGCGGCGAAGTCAATGACCTGGCGCGGCGCGTCATGCGCCCGCGCTGGTGGGTATGCAAGCGCGCCACCACCTTGGGCCTGATCACTCCGCGCTTCAAGGAACCGCCCTGGACGGAGGCGGAAGACACCCGCCTCGACGCGCTGACCGCGCGTGGCCATACCACGTCGGTGATAGCCCGCAAGATGCGCGAGGCCGGCTTTAATCGTACCGAAACCGCCTGCGTGGTGCGCATGAAACGCATCGGCATCGCGCGCGGCGGCGATGGCACCGAAGCCTGGTCGGCCACCGCGCTGGCCAAGTTGATGGGCGTCGATTCCAGCACCGTCAGCAAGCGCTGGATTCCACTCGAAGGCCTGCCGGCGAAGAAGCGCGGCACTGATCGCACCGCCGCCCAGGGCGGCGACGAATGGCTGATTACCCGCGACGGCCTGCGTCGCTGGCTCAAGGATCACGCGCAGTGCATCGACTTGCGCAAGGTCGACAAATTCTTTTTCTGGTCCGTCGTTTTCAATTGAGGAGATATCCATGAATGTCCCACTTCCTACCACTCAACCCGAAGGCGCATTGCTCGTCGCCCGCGCGCCGCTTGCGCACTTCGGCGCCTCGCTCACCAACCGCAAGCACCGCACCGAGCACATCAACAACCTCGCCGTGTCGATCAAAAATCACGAGGTTATCCAGCCCATCACTGCCCGCCCATGGCCAGTGAGCCGGCCGCAACCCGATGGCATCCTGTATGAAATCGTCGTCGGTGAAGGCCGCTGGCTGGGCTCCATCGAGGCCGGAAAGGAAGACATTCCCTTCTTCTGGCGCGATCTGTCCGACAAGGAAGCCGTCGAGCTGCAGCTGATCGAGAACCTGCAGCGCGACGACATCAGCCCACTCGAAGAGGCGCAGGGCTATCGGCGCCTGATCGACGACCACGGCCACACGGCCGACACCATCGCCGCCGAAGTCGGCAAGAGCCGCTCCGCGATCTACAACAGCCTCAAGCTGCTGGATCTGTGCCCCGCCGCCCTCAAGATCGCCCGCGACCACAACCTGGACGCCAGCCTCATGATGCTGGCCGCCCGCATCCCGGACGAGAAGCTGCAGATCGCCGCCGTCAAGGACATGGCGCCCCACTATGCCGGTGACGAAGCGATGTCTTATCGCCGCGCGCGCGACCTGATGCAGCGGCAGTACATGCTCAAGCTCGCCGAGGCGCCCTTCTCCCGCGCCGACGCCGAGCTGCTTCCCGCCGCCGGCTCCTGCCAGGCCTGCCCAAAACGCACCGGCAACAGCGCCGACCTGTTCGCCGACGTCACGAGTACAGACATGTGCACCGACCCCGGCTGCTTCGACGCGAAGAAAACCGCGCACGTCGCCAAGCAGCGCGCGCTGGCCAAGGCCAACAACATCAAGATCATCGACGGTGCCGAGGCGAAGAAGATCAAGCCCAACTCGTACAACGACGATCTCGCCGGCGGCTACATCGATCTCGACAAGAAGATGTATTCCGACAGCAAGAACCGCACGGTGCGCCAGATCCTGGGCAAGGACGCGCCGGCCGCCGAGGCGCTGCTGATCGATCCGCACACCAAGGGCAAGGTGATCGAAGTTGTTTCGACTGCCACCATCAAGGAAAAGCTGGCGGCCAAGGGCGCGGCGGTGCCGACCGAAGTCACGCGGCGCGGCAAGAGCGATGCCGAGAAGGAAGCCGAGCGCAAGCGCAAACAGGAAGGCATCTACCGGCAGCGCCTGTTCGACAGCACCCGCGGCGCGATCGCCGTCAGCTTCGACACCCGGGAAGAAGACAGCGTGCTGGATCTGCGCGAGTTCCGCCAGGTCACCGATCTGCTGTATCACGGTCTGCAGTTCGAAGATCAGAAACGGCTGGCGCGGCTGTGGATCGGCCCCACCGAAAAGACCGATGACCACGAGCTGGTGCGCCAACTCAAGAAGCACATCGAGGCCATGGAACGCAAGGACTGCGCCCGGCTGATGCTCGAAGCCACCCTGGTCGGCGAGATCGTGCCAGGCTACGGCAGCCACACCCCGGAGAATCTGCTGGCCACCGCCGAGGCGCTGGAGATCGACGCCGGCGCCATCAAGAAGGGCGTGATCAGCGAGATGCGCGAGAAGGCGAAGGCGAAGACCAAGCCGGCAACGAAGGCCAAAGCGACCCCGAAAGTGCAGCCGGAAACTGCACTTCCCGCCGACGAACCACTCAAGATCGGCGACCGCGTGCGCGTCAATGACAGCGTCAAGGCCCCACTCGGGTCGGCGAATATCGGCAAGGAAGGAAAGGTCACCAGTCTCATCGGCAAGGCCTTCATGGTGACCTTCCCGAACAAGGGCATGTCCACCAGCTATGACCGCTCAGAACTCGACAAACTGCTAACCGCCAGCCCGCTGCAGGTCGGTGATAGCGTCCGGGTGAAAGACGGCGTCAAGGGCCCAACTGGCCACCTGCGCAAGTGCTGCGGGCGTGAAGGCGCAATCGAGGAGATAAGCGAAGACGACGACGCCTACTACATCGTCCGCTTCGGCCCGAAAGCGCACGAGATTGTCACCAACCTGCGCCGGCACGAACTCGACAAGCTCTCTGCGAAACCCGTTTCTACCCCTGTCAACGCTGCGCGCGCAACCGATTTATTCGAAACGGCTGCGCCGGCTAATGCAAAAACGGAGACCCCGAAGAAGGCAACGCCGAAGAAGCCCAAGGTCAAGAGCAATCCAGCGCCGGCTTCGCCGGCGAACGAAGCGGCTGCGCCGCTTAAACCCCCGACGCTGAACCCGGTCCAAGCGTGGCCCTTCCCGATGGGTGCCCGCACATGAGCTGGATACTCACCGCGCGAGGCAAGCACTTCAGCTACCTCGACCCCCGCGCCGAGGATATCGACATCCTCGACATCGCCCAGGCGCTGGCCAACGAACCACGCTTCGGTGGCCACACCCGGCACTTCTACAGCGTGGCCCAGCACTCGTGGCTGGCCAGCCAGATCGTCCCCATCGAGCACGCCCTGGAGGCCCTGCTGCACGACGGCCACGAGGCGTATTACAAGGACATCCCGACCCCGCTGAAGGATCTGCTGCCGGACTATCGGGAACTGGAGGATCGCGGCGCCGGCGCAGTACGCGCCGCCTTCGGCCTGCCGCTGACGATGAGCCAGGTCGTCAAGCGCGCCGACCTCATCCTGCTAGCCACCGAACGGCGCGACCTGATGCCGGCCGACGACACCCCCTGGCAGATCCTCGAAGGCATCGACCCGCTGCCACGCAGGATCACGGCCATGCAGCCGGCTCGCGCGCAGGCCATCTTCCTCAAGCGCTACATCGAAATCACCACCCACCTACGGAGGGCCGCGTAATGGCCAGCGTCAATAAAGTCATCCTCGTCGGCAACCTGGGCGCCGATCCCGACGTGCGCTACATGCCCAACGGCGACGCCGTGGCCACGCTGCGCCTGGCCACCACCGACACCTGGAAAGACAAAACCAGCGGCGAGAAGAAGGAAGCCACCGAATGGCATCGCGTGGTGCTGTTTCGCCGGCTCGGAGAAGTGGCTGGCCAGTACCTCAAGAAGGGCCGACAGGTCTACATCGAAGGCAGCCTGAAGACGCGCAAGTGGACCGACAAGGAAGGCGTCGAGCGCTACACCACCGAGATCGTCGGCGACGAGATGAAGATGCTGGGCAACAAGCCGGAAGGCGCAGCCGCAGCGCCTGCAGCAAGCCGGCCGGCCCAGGGTGCCGCACCGGCAGCCGCGCCCGCCGGCGGCGCTGGCAACTTCAACGACTTCGAAGACGACATTCCGTTCTGATCATGTGGCCCGACCTCATCAACGGCAGCATCGAACTCGTCGGCGCCGGCTTCACCTGGCGCAACTTTCAACAGCTGCGGCGCGACCGCCAACTGCACGGCGTGTATTGGCCCACCACCGCCTTCTTTTCGATATGGGGGCTGTGGAACCTCATCTACTACCCAGCGCTCGGGCAGTGGTTCAGTTTTGCCGGCGGCGTGCTGCTGGTCGCCGGCAACGTGGCGTGGGTAGTGCTGGCGATCAGCCTGAAGATCGACCAGTCCATCGAGGAGGTATTCGATGAGCTGTGACATCAAGCGCGCCGACGACGGCCGCATTACCGAATTCCGCTGCGGCCCGGAACCCAAGCCGACGGATCACGAATGCGACAACCGGGGACCGTTCAAGGAAATCGAATCAGGCATGGGCACGGTCCATTCCGCCACCTGCTCCATGTGCGGCCGGCCCGCCTTCAACTCCTGGGATATCTGGTGATGGACGTCGTCGATATCGCCAACGATCACCGCGACACCGAAGAGGCGCGCCGCATCAAGGCGCATCGCGACGAGGCCGCGAAAATGCCGGCCGGCGAGCCGGGCGAATGCGAACGCTGCGGCGAGCCCAGCGGTCGCCTGGTCGGCGGCGCCTGCGCTCGCTGCCGCGATACATGGAAGCTGCCATGACCACCACCGACGCCGACCTGCTGCAACACGCCGCCGACCTTCTGGTGATCGACGCCACCAGCCTGCGCGAATGCCACAACGTCGATCCGCAGCACCCGGACTGGAAGGATGAACCGGACGCCCGGGCCGCGCACGATGACGCGCTCTGCACGGCGATACGACTGCGCATGCTGGCCAAGCGCATGAAGGAATCAGGCCCGCCCTCGACCGAACTGATCCACCTGCGCGCCGTCCGCGATCTGACATACCGGATGTGGCCACACCACAGGCTGATTCTGGAGAACGCCGGCAAAGCCGCCGTGTCGCCGGCGCCGACTATGGGAGACAAGCATGGCTGATCACACCAAGATTGAATGGACGGACGCCACCTGGAACATCATCACCGGCTGCTCCGTTGTCTCCGCCGGCTGCAAACATTGCTACGCGATGAAGCTGGCCGGCACCCGACTGCAGCACCATCCATCACGCGCTGGCCTCACGATCGACACGGCAGCCGGCCCGGTCTGGAATGGACAAGTCCGGTTCAACAATGAATGGCTCGACCAGCCGCTGCGCTGGTGCCGGCCGCGCCGCATCTTCGTCTGCGCGCATGGCGACCTGTTCCACGAGGGTGTGCCGGACGAGTGGCTGGATCGCGTGTTCGCAATGATGGCGCTCTGCCCGCAGCACACGTTTCAGGTGCTTACCAAGCGGCCGGCGCGGATGCTCGCCTATTTGACGAAATCCGAGATGGAAATCCGCGACGCGATCAAGTACAGCGAGTTCGCGCCAGCAATGCGGTGGCCGCTACCGAACGTGCATCTCGGCGTATCGATCGAGGATCAGCCCACGGCCGACGAACGAGTGCAGCAGCTCCTGCAGACGCCCGCGGCGGTGCGCTGGGTCAGTGCGGAGCCGTTGCTTGGGGCTGTCGATCTGCGCCCCTATCTCGACTGGTCGTTCGCAAACGCAGACATGAGCCGTCCGGACGTGGATTGGGTCGTAGTCGGCGGCGAGTCGGGCACCAATGCGCGGCCGATGCATCCCGATTGGGTGCGCTCGCTGCGCGATCAGTGCGCGGCGGCCGACGTAGCGTTCTTGTTCAAGCAGTGGGGCGAGTTTGGCCCCGGAGAAAACGGGCATCGCGTCCCGCTTAAGAAATGGCTGGAGATTCCCAACGGCACCGCCGTTGCACGCCGCGTTCGACTGTTCGGCGACGAAGCTATCGAGGGTCATCAGCTCATGGCAAAAGTGGGAAAGCGGACCGCCGGGCGCCTGCTCGACGGAATCGAACACAACGGCTACCCGGAGGCATCATGACTCTCCTGATCGAGCGGCTTGCGCCTGCTCTTGCCCTATCGGTTCTACTGTCGGCTTGCGGCGCGCTGCCGATTGAAATCACCACTGTCGGCACGTTCATCGAAAGCGACGCGCAATGCCGGGCCGTCAATCGGAATATTTCGACCCGGCTGAATCCGGGCATGTGGATTACCGCCTGCGTCTGGCGCTGGCAGTCTCAGTGCCACGTCATCACCTCCCCCGCGTGTGCCAGTGCGAACTGCAAAGCCCATCTCGCCGACGAAATAAAGAACTGCGCAGAGCGCTACGAGGACGGCCAAAAGACCGGCATCGGGTATCTCCGCGCTGCCGAGGTCTGGCTGTGATCATGCGCCGCACGATCCTTTTCCTCGCCTTCCTCGTTGTTGGCCTGGCCGTGGTGTTCTCCCTCGCGGTCCAGTAAAGCCGGTTACTTGACCATGACCCATTCCCACTCCCAAGCCACCGGCCGCGACATGCTGATTCGGCTCATCGCCGAACGTGTCGTCGCGGAGTGGCTTGCCGAGCAGGCACCCAAGACGGACAATGCGCCGCATGACAACGACAGCCCCCCTCCGCGCCGCGACCTACAGCCGGTACAGCTCTGACAACCAGCGCGACACGTCGATCGAGGATCAGCAACGGCTGACCTCGGCGCGGTGCGCGGCGGAAGGCTGGCAGCCCGCAGCCCACTACGCCGATCAGGAGATATCCGCATCCACGCCGGTGCGGCTGCGCCCCGGCGGCAAACAGTTGCTCGATGCCGCCGAGCGCGGGGCCTTCGACGTCCTGGTGATCGAGGCGCTCGATCGCTGCTGGCGCGACATCGTCGATCAGGAACAGGTGCTGCGCCGGCTGGAACATCTCGGCATCCGCATCGTCGGCACCAGCGACGGCTACGACACACGCCACGAAGATCGCGAGCTGCAGCGCGGCGTGCGCGGCCTGCTCAATCAGCAGTACCTGCGCGACCTGGCCAAGAAGACGCACCGCGGCCTGACCGGGCAGGTGTTCCGTGGTGGCCACGCCGGCGGCCTCTCGTATGGGTATCGCTCGATCGACGCCGGCCACGTGCACCAGCTCGAGGTCGACGAGGACCAGGCGCGCTGGGTGCGGTGGATCTACGAGCGCTTCAGCGAAGGCTGGAGCTGCCAGCGCATCGCCTCCGATCTGAACCACCAGGGCGTCAAAACCGGCCGCGGCGGCACCTGGTCGGTGTCGGCCCTCTATGGCAGCCCGAACAAGGGCAGCGGCGTGCTCAACAACGAACTCTATCTCGGCCGCTACATCTGGAATCGCAGTCACTGGGTCAAGAACCCGGACAACGGCAAGCGTATTCGTCTGGTGCGTCCACGCGAGGAATGGATCGTCGAGGAGCGCCCGGGCCTGCGCATCGTGCCGGACGATCTGTGGCACACGGTGCGTGCACGAATGGACGGCACGCGGCTGGCCGGTGGCAGCAAGGGAAAGGGCGCGCGGCCGAAGACCCTGCTCGGCGGACTGATGCGATGCGGGAAGTGTGGCGCGGCCGTGATCGCCGTCAGCGCATCAACCTATGGCTGCACGGCGCACAAGGATCGCGGCACCGCCGTCTGCACTGGTGTGCGTGTCAGCCGGCCGCGAACCGATCGGCGCATGATGACGACGATCCGCGAGGATCTGCTGTCGCAAGCCGCGATCGTCCAATTCCGGCAGCAGGTGGATCTGCTGCTGGCCAGTAGTCAAAAAATCGACGCCGGCGCGGAGAAAACGGCGCGGGCGGCCCTGACGGAAGTGGAGAGGGAGATAGACCGCCTGGTGAATGCGATCGTGGCCATGGGCCATTCCGACGCGCTGTCGGCCCGCTTGAGGGACGCCGAAGCCAGACGGGAAATGCTCCACCAGCAAGCGGCGCCGAAGAGGGTAGCCCCCGTGAAGTGGAAAATCGAGGACATCATGGCGCGCTACAAGCGCCACCTGACCAATCTGGAGAATGACCTCGCCGGCGAGCCGGAACGCGCACGGGCGGCGCTAAAGGACTACTTTGGGGAGATCACCATCGAGGACGCCGGCGACGAAGCCTGGGCCTCTTTTGCCGCTGATCCCGGCCGCCTGTTACTGCAAGCGGCCGGTGATTCTGGGTATGGTTGCGGGGGCAGGATTTGAACCTGCGACCTTCGGGTTATGAGCCCGACGAGCTGCCAGACTGCTCCACCCCGCGTCAGAGAACGGCGATTATAGATGGAATTGCGGCAGTGCGTCAACGC